TCAGTGGAGGAACCGATAAATGACCACTCCCTGATAGCCGCGTCCGCCCTCAGCTTTCAGCCCTTCTGCAGGAATTGCGTAGGCACCCCCGCCTCCTGCACCGTATCTGGTCGCTGCCACCCCACGGAGATAGCCCGCAGGACCGCCACCACCCCAGGGGCCAGCAGCGCCATTACCGGCAAAGACATAAATGCCGTTTTGACCGTCGCTCCCTCCGCCTCCAGACTGGTTCCACAGAGATCCCCCTCCGGTTCCGCCGCCACGCCCTCCAACGGAGTTCTGTGGTGTCGCAAAATAACCGGGGCTCCCACCATCGGATGTCAGCAGGGGCTGAGCGCCATAAGTGACAAAGCTTGGTCCGCCCCGTCGGTCTGATTCACCCCCCGTTCCGACCGTAACAGACAGCACAGCATCGCGCTCAGGATCGATCGGATAGACGCCCCAGCAATCCCCCCCGGCCCCGCCCCCGGCGCCAGAGAAGGAACCGACATCCGGAGAGAGAGCGGTGCTCGACGCGCCCCCTCCACCGCCGCCAATAACGCGCAATTCCACGCGCTTTGCCCAAGCGGGCGCATTCAGAATACGGCTGGACTCGCAGATTGCGTGAGGCTGGCTGATCTGCTGCGCAAAATGCATTGTCGCCAGTTCGGACATAGCCGGTTTGAACGCCGCGCTTTTTTGAGGCACGACATCGCCCAACGTCCCCGCCCCTGAAGGAACCGACAAAGCATAAAGGGGCACGACAACCGCCCCGGAGACAGACGGCACGCTCGTCGCCATCATAAAGCTCACATTGCCTCGGCGTCGGGTTGGGAGCGCCGTACCGCGATTATCCGGCCCGGCCATGGTCTGATCGGGCTTTTCCGCATTATAAAATGGCAGCACATCAAACTGATCGTCTGCCTCCTGGCACACACCGAAAAGCGTCACTACAGCACCGGTGAGCGGCACGGTGATCTGCTGCGTTGTGGCGTTACGAAACAGACATTGCGTCACGGCATAATCCGCCTCCATCCCTGCGGAAGAGCTCCCGATCCGGGTCGCGTCCAGCGCTGCTGGTGCGATAATCGTGCCGGGCCCGATCGTCAGTGAAAGATCGATGGCAGAAGGCTGACAGGCGAAGCCTGAGGCCACGATTGTCTCAGGACCCACCACGACTTCCGCAAGCCGCCCGAGACTTTCTTTCGCATAGCGGCCCAGACGGAGAAGATCGGTATCGAAGGGTACCGCGCCCGCATAGATGATCGGACGATCCATCACGCCAGCATCCTCACCCAGGCGATCACACCCGCAGCTTTTGTCGCCCTGAGCGTTCCATGGAGCACACGCTGTTCGATCGGGAGCTTCGGATAAACCTCGACGAAGAACTGCCCCCCGACAGGCGTGCCGTAACGACTACGTCCCGAGCCATATCCGCCAGAAAAATTCCACGCACCGCAATCGCGGACCGTATCCGGCTCGATAAGTCGCGGCGCAGCACCCGAAATTCTTCGTACGGCTTCTGACACCGCCACACGCGTATTACGTGGTGCCACAAGAGAACTGACAAGACGTCTGCGAAAATGACTATCTTTTTCCTGGTGCAGACGGCTCAACCCTGCCGGACCGAAAAAATCGGTCGCAGCCATGTCAAGAAAAGCGTTCTCCGTCGTACCAAGGCGTGTCTGTCGCCGCGCAAAAGACCGGAGGTTCCAGACATGAGCCAGCACTGACCCAAACCCGGTCAATAACGCCTGTAATACGGGAGCGTCCTCAACCTCATCTCCCTGATAGACAGGAAACCAGCCAGACGGGAGAAGCAGGCGCAGACGCCGCGCAAAGTCACGGGCAGTTCCAAAAGCGATCCCGGTATCGAAAAGGGTCTTACGATCTGTCGCCTGCAAAGGTGACACATCGCGATCTCTCATAATTGCCATCAGCCACCCACCTGTTCAGGGGTAAAAAGAGGGACGCGGTAATCCTTGCCGTTGACATTAAGGTGCAGAAAACCGCCTTCAGCCTGTGTCGGAACAACGCCGTCGGGACTTGCGACAGGCGACGACAGCTGAATTTCTCCGCCCTCGGCAGGATAGAGGCCCAGATTGGACGAGCCGTTTTCGCCCCGCTGAACGTATAGCCCTGCCGCGGCAAGACCCTCGCCTGCCTGAATATTCAGTGTGTTCGTCGGTGCCGAATTCGGTGAGATGGAAAAAAGAAGATTTCCCGCCACATTGGTCACCAGCAATCCGTCATCCGAGAACTGAAGGCGCTGCCCATTCACTGTTTTAGCGACCGTCGAAAACAACATGGCTCCTGCGTCGAGCCCCTGAACCTGCTCGCGTTTTTCTGGTGTCCGCCACTCGATGCCCTGATTGCGCGCCATTGAAATCGCGTTGCCATAGCCGCCATCGTCACCATTCGTGCCAGCCAGAGACGTATTGGAGAACAGGATCCCCGTTTTCCATGAGTCGGGATTGCTCACAAACACGATCCCGGCTTCACCATCGGTCGTGCCTTCGGTCTGTCCACCCCCTGCGCCAATCTGGATGGCATACGTGCCGCCACCGCAATTTGGATGATAGGGCGTCGACACGCCGTGGGCGGGACCCCCGTGATTCACCACTTCCAGCTCCATCACGAAACTGGGCTGATAATTGACGCCCGGCATACGCCACACTTCACCATAATAAGCATAGGCTGTGGCGAGCGTGGGATTGGTTGTCTCGTCAGCGATACCCCAGGAAGCCACGCCGATCGTGCTTGGAACATGACCCAGCTTGTCACGCCATTTCAGAGCATCAGATGTGCGTGAGCCTGCCACGAAAGCGCTGTTCCCAAAGCGGGAGAGGCAGGCCGCCTGCGCATTTTCCAGTGCCCAGGGGCCAATTGACGTTGTCGCCATCAGCGCAGACAGCCAGTCCTGCCGATCGACGTCGCGCGTATTCAGGGCCGGGTAATCAGACGCGCCTCCGATGAAGAACCGATCTCCATAACGACTGACCTTCGCGCCTTCTTCTGCGAAGAACTCGCCACTCGGGGGAGAGTCCGCCGGAGCGCCGGCAATCTGACTCGCTGTCGCGTTAAGCGTCTCGACACCGTTCGGGGTCGCGATGACCAGAATTTCTGGCCCTTCGACAGAAGGGATCCGGAAATACGTATTGAATTTCGGCATTATCCCTCCTGAACGATCTGAACGGAGATCGTGCCTGGGAAAAGCGACTGACTGGCCTGAGCGGGAATATCATCCTGTCGCCCATTGAGCAGAATATGCGTCACTGACAGAACGGGGACCCCGGCTCCGACATAGGCAACGTAAGAGAGACGACTGAACGGATAGGAGGCGCCAATCTGCGCAGCCTTGATATCCGCGCTGAGGGCGCGCGTGAGTGCAACTCTCGCCGCCTCGACATCTCCATCGGATGCAATCAGAACCGTCATGGAGATATCAACCGTCAGAATGACAGGTCTCTGGACCGTGAAGCCGACCCCCAGAGCCTTGTTCGCCTCGACACTCGTATAAACGCGTTGGATCACCTGTTCCGGCACATGATCGCTGCCATCATCGACAACAACGGTGAAATAACCTGCCCGCGTCACACCATTGGCTGTCTGACCGTCAAACACGGCGTAGCTCAGATTGTTCTGTGTCTCCGCGATGCTGTTTTCCACGGCTGAGCGCGATGCGCTCGCTTTCGACGCAAGCCAGAGTGGGAAACGCTGTCGCAATTGCGCGTCCGTCTCCCGATCCGACCCGTTAGCGAAAGCCTTCAGATTGGTCACAATATCGATTCCGGCAACAGACGTGCCCATGAGCGAGATCGCCCCAATAGCGACATTGCCCTGAATACCCTCACTCAAAGCCTCAACCGGCACGGTCAGGGAGGGCATCCCGACGGGCCGCACATAGCCTCCCGTATCCGTCGACCAGCATTCATGCGTTCGATCGATAACGACCTGAAAGGTCAGGGCCGAAGCCGTGCGTACCGTCACGCCGGGACGCACAACCGCCGAGACGTTATCGTAGGAAAAGCAGGTCATTGTGACCGACCCGAGAGACTTGACGCCGGGGAGGCGGGTCATGCCGAAATCCCCGACAAAGCTATCGCAATCAGCCCCCACAGAGGTCGCAAGACGCGTTCGACACAAGATCTGCATCAAGGCGTATTGCAGCCATAGCCCGAGAGCCGAAACGCTCTCGATCATGGCCCTGCCGGGTGTGCCGATCTCCAGCGTCAGCTTTTTTCCGCAATGCGCCTGCGCTGTGACAATGGCCGTCTGCACCAGAGATGAGAAGGAACGCAGAGAAAACGACATGGACTCTCCGATACCTTGTTGGCAGGAGGAGAGCGTGGCTCAGATCGTGCCGTCCTGATTAAAGGTGAGACGCCGCTCAACTCTCTCGTCCCGATCGGTGTAGGAAAGCGTGCAGCGAAAGGTACTTGCAGCGAGAGAGGTCAGGGCTACCGTCACCGGCTGTCCCTGATCGATACCCGCCTCAAGAGCGAGCTGACTGACAATCAAACCTCGCGTTTCTCCCTCCCTGATTGGCGTCCCTATTCGTGCAGGGAGACCGGCTCCGTAATCGACATGAAAGAGATAGCCTTGCGGGTTCGTACAGAGCCGCCGCAAAATCGCCTGCTGCGTTGCAGGCCCTCCTGAAACATCCAGCAATGCCCCCTCGGGATCGAGCTGAAGATCCTCACCGAAATCATGGTAGAAATCGGTCATCCCATGGCCTTTCCAGTGACGCCATTGACGTAGGGATGCACATGGCTACCTAGACTAAGCAGGTCGGTGTAAATATCTCCTCCGGAGACAGCAACCCCGCCTCCTGAAACCTCGACTCCCCCCCCCGGAAACTGAAACGCCTTGTGAATCGAGAGTCAGGCTCACTGGGCCGACCCTGAAGACGATCGATGACCCTCTCAGCTCGCATCGCGTCTCGCCCGCTCCGAGAAAAAGGCCATCACGCCCAAGATGCAGCCAGGCTGCCGCCTCGCTCTCCTGCCGGTATTTTTCTGCTGACGGGCCTCCGCATCCAGCACGAATAAGCAATTCACCAGGCTGCGCGACCGTCCCGCTATGGGGTGACTGAGCAGGGCCCGCCACAACATCGAAAATCACCGAAATAATCACGTAATTCTCGCCATCTCCTTCTACAGGCAACAGCAGGACATGCGCGCCCAACTCACACGGGCAGGCGATGCGCAGATCGCCCACCTGTGTCATGGCAGCATCAGGCAACCACCCCGTCTCGATATCGTCTGGCTGCAACCTTACCTTGACAGCATGACTGCCCGGATCAATCGCCGAGACAATGCCGTGGATCGCGTGTGCGGTCCTTGTTTGATGGGCCGCAGCCCATGAGGAACCATCCACTACCTGCCTCCGTCAAAAAACACGGTCTCTCAAGGTGACCTCCTGCCTGTATCCATGGGCGAGATCGAATGAATGTCTGACCGCATCGACCGAAAAAACCGTTCTTCCGCCTGGAAGCACTTCATCCACTTTCATGAAATGACGGGGTGCCAGCCCGAGCATCGCCGGAAGAGAGAGCGTCACCTCCGAGGCGTGCGAGACGATGCGGCAATATTTCCCTTTTGCGAGCCGCCTGATATCGTCCAGACGCTGCCCCGGGACCCGAAAAGTATAGAGGGCTGCCCCCGCACCCGGAGGGCGCGTCGAAAAATCCTGACCATCATAAAAGATTTCGCTGCGCGCACGCTGGCGTGAGTCCCAGGACTGCACGCCGACAACGACATTCTCCGCAAGACCCAGATCATGGCGAAACGACTGCAGGCTCACTCCATGAGGTGTAAATACGCGGGTGTTCCCCTCCCCAACAGCGTGAGGCTCATGAATGCAGATCGATTTACCGCTCGCATGACATTCGTAACCATGATCGCGCGCCAGAGAAAAAGCGATATCGAAAGCCGTCTGGTATCGATGCCGGGTCGTCGTTGCGAGACGCCTGTGCTCGAGTTGCCAGAACTGCCCGCAATACCGTGATGCCTCAGCGTCAAACGGAGCTCCTCCGCTTTCGAACTGTAACCCTGCATGCTCAACGGCTTTCTGCACCAGCTCAAGCGCAGTCTGGTTACTCCAGGACGAGGCGAGCCGCGTATCAAGAAGAAACGCCAGATAATCGCGACATTCCAGAACGAATAAAGAGGGTTCGGCGCCGCGGGTCACTGCATCGAGTACGCCGCGAAAAACGATCGTCCATGAGTCCGCAGAACTCTGACTCAGCCTGACCTGAAGAATCACGTCCGGGCGATCAAAGCCCGTCCGCCCCTCGATCTCAGAGGCGAGCACGGCCTTGTCCTGCACGACGACCTGTATTCGCGCCGTATCGCAGCGCTCATAGCGCGTAGACTCAAGAAAAAATCCCGAAAGATAAAGACCGTCTTTTCCCTCGCCATCGATCAAAATTCTGGCCTGCCAGCTCCTCATCGCTTCTGTCATGAGGGTGGCAATCCCCGCCTCTCATCTCCCCGGCTTTCATCCGGGATTACAAGCTGCACGGGCACGTCGAAACCTGTCAGATCGGGATCATCCAAAGCGTTCATCTCGGCGATACGCCACCATTGCATGGCATCACCAAAGTGACGCACAGCAAGGTGGAACAGCGACACATCATTCGAGTCCACCTGTATCCTCACGTCATACCTCCAATAATCATTCATGAGCTCGCCGGCATGAGGCCAGCCACATCCTGACTCAGATAGCCATCTGGTTACGCGCCCGACGCGTGTAGCTTCCGGTTTCGACACTCAGCGCTACCGCCCCGGCGTGCCGGGAAAGCGCAATAAGATCAGCTGTGTTTTCAACTCGGCTTCGTTCAAGTTCAGAACCCGCCTCTCTCTCGACATCCAGCAGATTGCTTTCGGCCAGCGAAAGGTCAGCACCGTAAGCGACGACCGAACTCGGAATATGCGAGACACTCATACCGCTTTGCCAGAGCGCGTTTGCCTTACTGAGGGAAGCCTGCGCCCGCGAAACAGCGCCACTGGCGCCCAGAGCATGCGCGACGGGCGTGATCTGACCCGTGGCCGTGGAAATCATGGTTGAACCAACCCAGCCAGCCTCCGTCATCGTCTCAAGGAAGGTCGAAATAGTTGAGAGACCTGACATAATGTCCAAACCCGCACTCTCAACGGAACTCGGAAACCGGGTCGGCGGTAGAGCCTCGCGTTCCAGCACGAGACGATAGGGACAAATTGTTCCACGCGCCTGATACGACCACGAAAATTCTGAGATCCAGACCCGGGCGCTGAGATCGGCCACGGAGAACGCTAAAATCTGCGCCGCCTCGCGCATCGCTTCCACACGTCGCGCACGCCGGGTGGCAGCCGGACCCACAAACCGGCCCGTCAACACCAGCTGCGCCGCGTCATTGCCGACTGAGTCGATAACGCGCCCACCCCCCAGAAGGCGGTGAATGACCAGAATCTGACGGCCTCCAATGATAAGCTCATCAGGCACTTCCGGACCACTCAAGACCAGTCCGCCGAGCATCACAGGGGCCGCGCGCTCGAGCTGCCCCACCGCGCCAAGCGCATTTTCCACATCAGAAAGCGACAGGCTCATCGGCCTCTCTCCCTACATGAAGCCAAAACTCATATTTGGATATTGCGGCGAGGCAATTTCATCGATCATGGCGCTTCTGGAACGCAGAGCCGAAACGCCATGAATTTCCTGTGCCAAAGGCTGAACGGCATTGGTGCGATGCTCCATGCCGTTTTCGGAGAAGGAGCTCTCTGACGGACCGGCGTCCAATGGTTCGAGTGCTTCGATCGCGCCAAATGGCTGCGACACATGCGCGCGCCGACGCGCATCGAGAAAGTCAGGAATCCGAGCCCGTTGAAACGGCGCTGAGCCATCCGTCAAGACATGTGCAAATCTGCCCACGGCATTAATTCGCCCGTGTGCCATCGCGGATTGCGGACCACGTCGCAAAAGCTCTGTATTGCGTTCACTAAACGTCTCTTTGCGCTGTAAACGGTTGACAGGAAGCGCCGCGTGCGGGGCGAGCTTACGTGAAAAAAAACTCGCAATATCAGGTGATAATCTACTCTCGGACCTACCGTCCGGTTGCGACATGGGAATATTTCCCCGGCTCAAAGACATCACTCCAAACGACCGATCAACAGAAAACATCTGACGGGAATGTCTTGCTTCGCCAAAAAATCTGGTCGGCGTGCGAACTTCAAGCAGCCCAAGGAAGCTGGACTCTCGCTTTGTATCCCCGCCTTCGGACCGCATCCCTTTCGGTAAGACAAGAACACTACGCCGAGACGATAAACTCTGAACCGCTCTCACCACTTGATCGGATAAGTTGGCTATTCCGGGCTTTTTCAGGTCAGCCTCTGCCGCCCGCGCTAGTGGACGCCGAGGACTTGGGTAGAGCCTGTCGTATAAAATACGCCTCAGCCCTCATTGACCTGATCGAGAGACGAGCTCTCTTTTTCGCATTTTTGCTGACAAAACCATGCTCTTGACTAAGCGCCTCGACAGTTTTTCGCTGTCGCATCAGCTTGGCAATCGCAGGAGGGACAAAACACGCTGCAAGCCTGGCCGTGCGATCCGAGTTACGCGCGAACCAGAACCTTTTTTGCACGCCCGCATTCTGAAACACCGTTTCCTGCATCAGACCCTATTCCCGATGAAACCGGCAGTGCTCCCAATTGAAGGAAAAACCTTCCATCTCCGCCAGGACGACGCAGGCCGCTCTCCGTCGCGCTTGCGACCAGCCCATAACGACAGACCAAGGCACCCCATTTTCAGGAGATAAATCATTTCCCGAAAACCTGGGTGCCCGGTCAGTTTTTTGCAATCGCTAGCGCTTCCTCCTCCTGCTCATCAGAGGCGAGAAAATAGGGTTGCAGCACGGCAATCCCTTCATTTCCAATCCGTCGAGCAAGATCGCGAATGTCGTCCTTCGTCGCCGGCATTTGCACAGGGACACCATCTACGGCCCGCACAGCACAGACCATCTGTGCGTATGAGAGCCAGGCTGAAGCAGCAGCCCCTGAAAGGGCACTCCCGGCTGCCTCGATCAGATCGAGCATATCCCCAGGGTCCAACTCGCGCAGAGCAAGATGCCGCCCTTGTCCAAAATCAATCTGCTCAGGCAATGCCGTCATGAAATCTTGCTCCTCAGAGACGCATAAAACTGCACATGCTGATGAATCATGCCTTCCGCCTGCCAACGATCTGTCTTCAACGAGAGGGACACGCCGGAATATTCCCAAGTCGTCGTCGTTCCATCGGGCTCACGAATGTACTGATAGAGCGTTCCGCTTCCGATACTGCCCGCATTCCAGAACGCGGACTCGATCGCAGCAACAAGACTATCGAGATTGGCATTGGCGCGTGCGATCGTAAAAACGCCACGCCATCCGCTCGGAGTATTGAACTCGACGGGAAGACCATTAAGCGGGGTCGCACGCTGGATAATCGTATGCTGCTCGGACTGAAATCCCGTCACATCACGAAGATCGATGCGCGAACCATTCCAGAGCAGCGTTATTCGGCAATCCCGCCCGATGCTATAGGGGTTCACCATGGATCAGACGCTCCCGCTGGCAGTACTGACGCTTACCGAGGCGCCCCCCTGCAGGTTGATGATGAATTTCTCATTGATCCCTTGGTACTGGACCTGAACATCTGCCTGGACGTACCCCGTCGCCACCCGCTGAAGCGGGTTATTCGTGCTATCGCACACCACGGCATAGGGCAGGCGGCCGCCGTTTTCCCCAAGAATTCCCTGAGACAGCAACGCCGACAAAAAACCCAGGATCGACGCCCTGATATTGCCGAACAAGGTGTCGTTGATAACGCTTCCAACATACTGACCCAACGTCCCTTCGAGGGAGCGCGCCAAATAATTGGTCAGTCGGGTATAAGCATCACTCTGCACCGCCACCCGTTGCGACGTATTATGGCCACTACGGAGTGCCCAGTACTGACCACCCGGAGAAGGGTTACAAATAACGTCGATACCGTTCTCGATCAGCGCACCTAACTCTGCCAGCGTGTATCCAAAACGAGTCCCATCAAGACCGTTCTTCTGGCTTCCGACAATGCCTGCCAACGCTTTATTCAGGCCTGACTGCTCCGGGGAGAGGGCTGCCAGTTTTCCTGCCGCAAAAAGAGCGGGGCTGACCAATCTCAGGCCAAGAGCATCGTCATTCCACCAAAGCCAGTCTCCGTGCATGTATTTGAGTGCATGAGTTTCGATGCCCAGAGCCGCCTTGCTGCGGACAGCCTCTGCCACGGTTTCCCCCTTCGGCCCCGCTGCAATCATGTAGACAGCCTCGTCTCGACCGAAGGCCACCATCGGGATCATTGCAGACGTATCGCCAATTCCAGCCAGAGCCGCGACGCTGCATCCCTGACTTGTCAGTGCGTGAAGCCCTGTCTTGGTCTCCGCGACGCCAATAAAACGGTCAGATGCCGCTCCGCCCCATCCTCTCCTCCCGAGAGCTGAACCGATCCGGCTTCCGCAATTGTTGCGTCGCCCGTCAGGTCGATCCGGATAAGAGCCTGATTATCGGCCGCCAGAGCGTCCTGTAGTGCTGTCCAGTTAGCCCCGCCATAGGTCGTCGTTCCGAGCTCGGCATGGGCGACTGTCAGAACAAACTGACCGTCGCGAAAGCTTTGCGACATCACACTGACGGTCAAGGCGTTGCCAGCCGTACCAGTATACCGCGCCTTCAGCTGAGCCGCTCCAAGAGTGGCATGGGCTGCAACATCGTTCCCGTCAGTCACGCGCACCAGACAAAACTGACTGGCCCCCTGATGCACCGCGACATCGACCGCAATATTGAGGTTCGATGACCAGGCACGCTTGCCAGCAAATATCTGGCGAAACTGCACAACGCTCCCGATAATTGTTGGCGTATCGACCGGCCCCCACGACGCTGTGCCAATAAAGCCGAGTAACGCTGACGAAACGCCCGAAATCAGTAACGTCTCTGGCTGAGCGATCTGGACATAGAGATCGGGCACAGGCAACGCAGCCGTATTCAGCGCACCATTCTGGATAAGTTGGGGCATGAATGATCCTTCTTGTCTGGAAGTGACCTAAACCGGCTCGGGGCCAGCCCGAACGGTCCCATCGCGATCTGTGTGCCAGCCGCGATATGCTGTTGGCGTCTCCTGCGAAGACGCTAGGGCCTCGAGTGCGTCACGCGGGATTTCCGCAGAAAGCTGATCCGGTATCGCACCGAATGAAACAACTTCGTCTCGCAGCTGCGCCCAGCCACCACCCGCAACCATCTGCGGCGTCCACACTGTTTCGAACCGATCGAAAACAATTTTCAGATCGACATCACGACGAAAGAGATTCCGGGTCTGCATCGAATCCTGATCTGCATCCCCTTCGAAAATGACCTGAGCCATTGTTCCGTCAGGCAGAGCCAACCAGTCCTGCGGTAAAAGGCGTGAGACCAGCACATCACCGACAGCCGCGCGCATGGTGCTGTCGGTCGACCAGACCGAAATCCGGAAAATCTGACTTTGTCGCCCCTTAAGGCGGTCGATCGTCCGTATCCGCCAGTGGCTACCTCCAGACTTCCCTCTTTGACGCTAAGGACATCTCCCTCAACCCATGCGGCCTTGAGCTGCACTGCAAGATTCTGCGCGATCGATGCCGCCGCCTCTTGCTCCCGCACAACATGTCGAGCCGTGGCGCATCCTCCGTCATCCCTCCTCCAGAGAAGGGCTACAATGCCCGGAGCCAGCCTCGGCGAGGACACACATATTTTCACTCCCGCCTGTCTGATATCGACGGCGATAACCGGAGGAAACTTCAGAGTCTCCACCCATTCTCGCCCAAGAGGCGCGGCAAGCGCATTGTAACTGCCCGAGAGCGGCGCGATGGTGACGTAGCAGACCGTCTCACGCAGCGAAGGCGAAATAAAATGATCCGAAGGCATCAGGGACCTGCCCGAAAAATGACCTTCTGATCGCTCCAGAAAGCAGAGTCCCGAGTCAGTTGAGCAAAGCGGCTAGCAGCGCAAAGCGCCAACCCACGCGTCACATGAGAGAAACCACTCATGATCAGATCTGCAGCACAGAGAGAATGGCGCGCGTTCCATTCTGCGAGATTTCGACCGACTCAACGACATAGCTGGCACCGCTCGCATCAGTGACATGCATGTAGGGCATCAAGGAAAAACCTGGCAGAACAGGAAGGTGCAACAAGTAGCTTCCCGCAGGCACAGAACCCGGCATTCCACTGCGCTGGTCCTCTCCCTTCCCGGTCAGAGTAATACTGGCGGGGCAATTTTCAACGTAACGATGGGGCGCGCCCCTCATGCCGGAAATCGCAATGGCACTGTTGCAGGCAACGCAAAGCGGTGGACGATACGATTCAATTTCTACAACAAAATAAAAACGGTCGCCTATCTGTAGGAAATCACCAATGCTCAGACAAGGCACATCGCAAAGCAGATAAACCATCGGTCGCGCCCACATGCGGGGCTTGACCATCTGAAAGCCAGAATTCTGATCGAAACATAAATACGGACGACCCAATGGGTTACTCAAAGGGCTCCGCAAATCGATCACTCGATAATGACGTCCAATGGTTCCCAGACGTCGCGCCGCTCTGGCAAAACCGAAATGCACCCGCTTTTGGATCTCTTGCATGGATGCCTCCCGCCGCTACATGACAATCGAACCTGAACCCTGAAGATCCGGCCCGGGTCTCACGCCCAGAAAGCTGCAGACCCGACGACGCCACCAGTCTAAAAGACGAACTCGCTCCGGTAACTCGCGCGGGTTTCGTGTCCAGACAGAGGCTGCACTCGTGTCAAGCGTCTCTGACGCGCCCTGAACAGCGCACTCCATGTCCGCAAGGATCGCTAGAAAAGATCGCAACCGCTGACGTTCGGGCGCCGCAAGTGTCTTGAGCCGCCATTCGAGCGTCCCTCCGCTCTGGAAAAAACGCCAAGAGCTCTCACCACTGGCCCGATCCCCCAAAGCTGCATACCCGCAATACCGTCTGACTTCCGTCTTCTCTGCATCGGTCAGCCCCTCACTCGATACGGGTCCGCACGAGCCGGCTGCACGCTCCATCACACGCCAAAACCGGCTGCATCGGTGCCAAGACTTTCAATCACCACACCCCGTTTAAGATAGGCATTGGTCGCTGTCGGGATAATCGAGACATCGGCTGTGACATCGGTCGGCAAGGCAAAGCCGCCGATCCAGTACCAGGATTGAGCAATAATCTGCTTTAGGCGATCCAACGGTTCACGCGTAACCATCGCGACGCCATCGATCATGTCAATGAGTGCTCTCTCAGCATCCGGAATATCCGAATGACCGATACAAGCGCAGTCTCCCTCGATCAGCGCGCCCTGACCCAGAAGGAGCGCCCTGTGGATTGGCCCGCCTCCGAGAGACACCTGTTGGGGCGCTTCCGTTGTCGGCACAAAACGCACACCCAGCAGCTCAATGACCTGCCCCGAGCGATACTCTTCAGAGCCATAGGCCCCTCGGTAGAGGTATTTGAAGTCCGGGTCGCGAAACAGCGATAAAAGCTGGAGATCGTCCAGATAGCAGTGATAGGCGCCGCCAATCATCGGCACATTATTACGCCGCAAAGACGCAACGCCTGCGAGCACATGCTGAATGCCCAAGGTGTCGCCATCGGCCTGTCGCAACTCGGCAGTGGTCTTCTTGCCATTAGGCCTCAACACCAACGGCGCAACCGCGGCAATAACCGCATTGCCTGCGGTCGCATCAGAAACCGCAACACTGCCAGAAAGCTGTAACTGGCCCGAAATGCCTCCGGGTGCGGTCGAGATGTTGTGCGGATCTGCAACAGCCGAAACCAGTGTATAAACGCCGCTCCCGATTGTCACCGTCATGCCTGGGTTCGCGCTGACCGGTCGCACCTGCCCCCCGGCAATCACGAACTGAAACCCGCGAATATCATCCACCACGACCGTTGTCGCTTTTGCGGTCGCAGTGGCGGTCACTCGGGTATTCCCCCCTAGATATCCCCCAACACCGCCAGGCACCCCGGCAAAAAGCGCATTCCGCGCTAGACGGTCGAGAGACTGCATGGCCTGCAAGCCGTTCGTCTGCGCATTGGCCAGAAACTGCGAGGCAATCCCGACACCGGTCGTGACCATATTCAGATCGATCGTATCGCCATATTGATTGATACTAAGCGTATATTGCTCGACCGACCATCCGCTGGGTGATAGCCCGTTATCGAAATTCGTATTTCCTGTCGGCAAAAGAGGCTCCGTTACCGGTGCCTTAAGGCTCTTGCGCGTCTTGGTCAGCGTCTCACCGATCGCATTTGGAAAAACCTCACGATCGGCAACGGCCCGAAACCCAAGCCGGGCCTGCAGCCCCGTTTCAAACTCACGCGCCAGAAAACCCTGTTGAATGGCAGCCCGAAGCTGCTCGGGAAAATTCTCAATACCCATTCGTTTTCACCCCAGATCCGTCATCAGACCCGTCCCTCAGAGAACACCCGCCAGAAATTGCCGCCGTCGCGCTGCGTAATCTTGCTCGGGCAGGTGTCGCGCGCTTTGCGCGGGAGCCGGGCATGGTCGAGGCGTCACACCCCCCTGACCGGGCCCCTCTCCCGGCGCCCCATAATCCCGAAAGAGAAAGCCGCTTTTTTGCCTTGTCTGCGCTACAGCCTCTTCAAGGCCGGTCATCTGCCCTTGATCTGACCAGCCGATGCCAGAACGATCCATAAGCGCGATGACAGCCTCGGGGTCATGAGCGCCAAGACGGATCGCCTCAGCGCGCAGCGCGGAAAGAAGCGCGGTTTCTCGCGCCTCTTCTTTTACCTGGGCCAGTTCTTTTTCATGTTTCTGAAGAAGGGAATCCCGTTCAGCAACAAGTTCAGCAAGAGAAACACGAAGCGTCTCGATCTCATCAGCCATATCCTATTCTCCCCAAGGGGCTCTCTCAGGCTGCTTGTGCAGCCATTATTTTCGTCCATTCTGCAGCGGGATCGGTCACTCCTGCTGCGCTGGCATAAAGCCGGGACGCCGTCTCAGCGCTCAGCAGGCCAGACGTCACCGCGGCGCCCAGACCCTGCGCCATCGGAAGCAGCTCCGCCTCTTCTGCGGGAAACCAGGCAGGCCAGTGCAAGGAGAGGCCGGCAGGATCCAGATTTCTGTAAAGCGTCCCGCCAATCATCACGCCCTCAGGCAAAACCGACGAGAAGCGGCAAATCATACGGTATAGCGACAGGACACCCTGATCGCCGTAGCTTCCGCGCAGGCGCTCCGCCATCCAGATCAGGGGCTGACACATCAACTCCATGGCTCGGCCCGATTGTGGGGCTCCCAGACGGTCGCCATGTGCCCGGTTTCCGTGCAATTGCTCGAGCACGAGCTGCCTCAGCTCCCGATAATGCGACAGAACGGCTCCCGCTGCGGCACCGTTGATTTCCAGAAGCTTGGCATCTCCCTCTGGGGGCAATGTCAAAGCAGAGGCCGCTCCCCCCTGCCTTACTGCCCCCTCGATGAGCTCCGGCGTCTTCAAGACAAGTGTTGGATCAGAGCCGTATTTGAGACCACGTCCAGCCTGCGACAGCAGATAATCGGCCTCGATAACGGTATCGATCGCTTTTTCGAAACTACACTCGCCGTCAGGATCACGATCCGCCAAACCCGGCAGGTTTTTGATCCAGATAATCGGCACAAAGCCAAGTGCATGATGCGATGAGCGCCGCTCATCCCGGACCAGTTCACGTTCGTCTTCGACAGGAAGAGGCATAAACACGTCCAGAGCGTTTCGCGTCCAGCGACGCTGCCACCAGAAGCGGGCGCCGCGCTTGTCACGATCGATGCTGTAGCCGCTTGCTTCCAACTCACGTCCGGCCACCATGAACTTCTCCGTCACGGCTATCAGCATGCCGGTATGATCCCATTCGGGCGTCAGATATGCGGTCTCCAGAAGCGACAGGCGTAATCCGGATCCGTGAAGGTCAACCCGGATTGCGACCGAGCCCACCGAACCACGCGTCGCGGCCTGCATCATCAACGCGGGAAGCCCTGCCTGTGCAGCGAAGCAATTCATCGCTTCGGTAGTCTGCACGTTTCGGGCAACAGCTTGCGGCCAATGTGTATTGCCAAACAAAAGCGAGACGGCCTCATCGACAGCCGTGCGGCATAAATGCGTTCTGACCGAGGGGCGTCGTTGAGAAATCGGGATATATTCACCCGCCACATTTCTTTCAGTCGCAAAAGGATAGGGCAGAATATCATACTGCGTACCCTCAAGGACCTTCTGGAGCGCCAACAAGCGTTTCGTGCGAGGCGCCACCCCGGAAGGCATATCATAGCGATCCTGAAGCGCGATCCAGTCCATGCAACCTCCTTTTTCAACGTGAGAGACTGAACCATCCTGGTCTTGCCAGCGCCCTCGAGCCGCTTGCGGTTCGATCATCAACTCGCTCAGAGCCCAGATGAGCGCATCAGCCCGATCAGGGGAGCCTGCCCCCCCAAAGCCGTGCACGGAAAAGAGACAAAGCTGTGACTCCAGATCGGCAAAGCACCCGTGATGCACCACGCGTCCCTGCTCATAGAGCGCCGCGATTGGCTCGGCTCGTACAGCCTTTCCTTTGGAAGCCGTCACCATCTTCAACGACGCTGAGGGATCGACACTTCGCAGTGTCGCTTCGACCAGTGCGCCACCGAAATTCCGCTCAGCGATAATCCGGTCGGCGCACCAGAACCTCGCGGCCTGGATGACACGACGTGCCCAGACCATCGGCGTTTCGCGCAGCGAACAATCCTCAAGAACGTGCCCCGTTCCCCCATGATCGATCCCCGCCACCACAATTCCGATCTCATCGGCTTTCAGATCTGACGGACCGGAAGCGCCTGAGGGATCCACAGCAACCACAACACGACGCATTCGCTCGATGACCTGCTCACGACTCGTTTCAAGCACTTCCGGCTCTCGTTGAAACATCTCTAGACGCCAGAGAGCTCCCTCGATGACAGTTTGATATTCGCCTAAGAGAAATCGCCGTCTCTCACGCTCCGGCAAAGCCTCAAGTTGCTGCAAATACACATCGCTCAGATTATCGCGGTTCTGGTCAGGATTCATGACCATCGACGCGTAAAGAGAGGGAGCTGCGTGACGCAGCCCCGAGCGGGGCTCGATACCTGCCTCGAACAAAGCGTAAAGCCAATGATCCGTCGGCGGCGGGTTAGCATCGATATATTCCCGAACCGTCAACGCGCAGCGTTGCGCAAGACGCGTCAACAACATGTTCCGCGCGCCATAACTGATCTGACTCGCCTCGTTCAGGTAAATCGTCGCAAATTCGAGTCCGAGAATTTTTTCAGTGCGTCTGGAATCATCCAGCCCCCCGAACAAAATCGATGATCCATTCGCGAACAGGATCCGATTGCTTCGCCCGTCCCATTTATATCGCACCTGCGGAAAACAGCATTGCATCACCTTCGGGAACGTATCCTGAATAACGCTGGCTCTTAACGCGATCTGTCGGTACCGGAAAACGCCGTGTCTGGAATTTGGAGCCTTAAGCGCTCGAACAATAAGAGCCCTGAGCAGAACAAATGTCTTCCCCGAACGAGACCCACCACGCAAAAAAATATGGCGTGCACTCCCACCAAGAAGGCTATTCGCCTGCTTTTGCACCGATGTAAGGGAGAACTCTGTCCTAGAGCGCCTCATCGCCCTCGGTCAGGGAAAATTCCGCCCCGGGCGCTTCAGAGCAGCTTTGCACCTCGGCATAATTTGAGGGTCGGTTTGCGCGTAACAACATACGCAGCAAGCCATCACTGTAACGTTTACGGGTCACCGGGCGTCCCTCTGCGTCGCAGATCAGGCGCCCTGCATAGAGCACGGGTTCATCGTACCCCTCGATCGCCCGACGGCGCGCTTCAGCTTCGAGAAGATCCGTTGCCTCCTCGAGTGCCTGTGTCCAGTGATCGCTGAATTGTTCATCGTTTTTCCGCCAGTTATAGGCGGTTTTGCGGTCAATCCCTGCAGCGCGTGCCGCTTCCGAAGCATTTCCCGTCTTTCTGAGTTGATCCAGAAACAAGGTCTTCAGTGTTTTGCCTTGCGCTCGCTCACGCTTAACCGGCCTCTGTTTCATTTGACGACACCATTTCATCTAAGGGATGCGCTTAGCTTGTAAGCGGCTTTCTACCTGTCACGTCCGGACCGACCCCGGATTTTCTGACCTGATAAAGGGCAATCGCCACGCCTGATTTCTTTGGAAATCATTTCAATAACGCGCGCGACAAACTCAGCACGCATTGTGCCGATCGCGTTGATTTTTTGACGCTGCCACCGAGAGGGGATGGCACGCAGGCGCATGTCGGGAAAAGGCAAGTTGGCACGATTCAGGTCGCCCCAGGTCAGTTCAAGATCGGCCCGGTGGCGTAATTCCGAAGAAGGTATGAAAGGGCAGAGCACGACCTCGCATGAGATCATTTCTACAACAAGAAAAAAGCTTCGCTTACTCACCACAACGTCCCCAACCTTCAGGCTGTACACGTTGCTAACCTTAACTATTTATATAGTAATTTATTTATACTATAATAATATTAATTACGCAAGATATTTTTGTAATATTCACTTAAACGATCCAAAGTAAGAGCACATTGCGCTGCTGTTTTTGTGCGCGCCTGCGCCCTTGGGCCATCCGGGAAAATGAGACGTGCCATGTCAGGAAAACTCATTTCCCGCACCAGCATCATCTCGATACGGACATAAAGGCTCGGTCCCAGCGCCTTTCTGATCTGACTCAAGCGTTGCGCGCATTTTCCGCGTCCGAGCATCCAGGTATGAACATCACCCTTGTCAGCGGTGACCGCCGAACTCGATTCCTCAACGACGCCCAGCTCAGCGTAATCATATTCCTTGCGCCACCGCTGAGCTGCTGCGACTTCATCATCCCCAATATCACCAGCATTAAACAGCCAGGCGACGGTCGACAGGACTTTCAACGCCTCTCCGTCCCGACAAAAACGGCTTCGTGCCATGCGTTCTGGCGTCGGAAGACACGCTTCCCTACCTTTGGCTTTCGCAGTCTTCTCTCGTTCCTGCCTGCCAGCTGCCACTCGACGTAATTCTTCAGCCATAAAAATGCCCTCCGCTATCCTTGTGCTACGCGTCACAGCGCTCGAGATAAGGTCCAAGGCGATCAAGGCCCCCGAGTCTTGCTCAGCGATTCGAAATAAGAGGGGGGATCCGCATCATCCCAGAGGGCACGCCAGGTTACGGCATGCCCGGCAGGCAGAGCCCCGGAATCGTCTCGTTCATCGCTCAAGCTGGTAGAAAGACTTTTCGGAGGCAGAGAGGTCACATCGGGACCACGGAGCGCTGCAAGAGCTTTCTCAAGTGCCTCGCCCGTTGCTGCACGCCGACCGCTCTCTCGGGAAATTTTCAT